CAGGAGGTATTTGAGCAGGTGTATAACCTTGCGTAGGAGTTTGCCCAAATCCTGTTTGTCCTGAAACTGCTCCAGGATAACCAGGTATAGGTCTTCCTGCTGCCATAGCTCCAGGATAACCAGCCAGCTCAGGATATTGCTGTGGCATCAAAGGAAGCATCCAGGGTTGTATAGCTGGAGGTGCTCCCTTAGCTGCAGCATATTCCAGCCAGTTGACAGGTTTAGCCGCTAATTGAGCTAAATAATTCCGTTGTTCTTGCTCAGCGGCTAATCGGGCTTGTTCCTGCTGCCAGCCAAATTTCTGTTCCCCTATTCCCTTCTGCCATAATTCAAACTCGGTCATTCCCCCTGGTTCTGCTGCTTCAGCCGCTTGAGCCGTGGCGGCTCTAATCATCTGTTGAGCAGTAGCCGGGTCTACTGGAGTGCCATCTGGAGCGTAGTAAATTCCATCAGGAGTCCGAGCTAATTGTTTAGGTATAATCCACTGTGCCCCAGCAGGGAGTCCTTGTGTTATTCTCTGAGTTTTACCTAATATTTCTCTGCTTAGAAGGTTACCGTCTTTGTCATAACTATATTGGACATCATAACCATCTTCTGATGCTATCTCCCACCTCGCAGCAGGACCACCACCTCCTCCAGCAGTTACTGGCGGTGGCACTTTAAGCCGGTAATATTTTTGCTCATCTAATAGCGGACCCCATTCATCCTCTTCAACTAATTCCCAGCCACCTTTCTCAAAGATTTCACGCAAGTGCTCATTCCCCTTGAACAGCACTTTCCCCGTAGCTTTAGCTTTTTCAATCTCATATCTAGCTTGAGCGGCTAACTCTTCTTCAGGAATAATACGCTCTTGAGGTCTTCCCAGGGCCACCCACTCTTTATATTCTGGGGTATCTGGCCACATTCTATATTTAGGATGGTCTAATTCAAACCACATTGCTGACCAGAAGCCTTTGGTAGATACTAACCATTTCGAAAATAATTCCCATTTCTTTTCAGTTTTAGTCATTTTCTTATCCCTCCGTTCGTTCCAATTCTTTCACTTCTTCATACTCACGTTTGAATATGAACTTACTTAGTAGGCTATTTTCAGACGTTCCATAAACTTGTGCTAATAGCTGAAAGTCGTTTGTATCCCAATCAGAATACTTCTTGCCAATCAGCTTCTCAGGATTACCGACATCAGCCAAAACCTCTATATCTTCCTCTATAATTTCATCAATTATAGCTAAATCCTCTTTTATTAAATCGGCCACCACTTTTGTAAACTCAGTGCCCTTCAAACTCTTGCACCTCCACCACCAACTCCCTGCATTGGCGCCATACTGGTCTGACTTCTCAGTTGCTTTAACCTATTCTGAATTTCCTGAGCTGACCCGGGTGGGGCTACCTGCCTTATAGGAGGCACCATTCCACCCATCAGGGGAGTTTGACCAGGTGGCGGCATACCAGTTTGTGCGCCTGGCATCTCTGGTGTCATTGGCTCTCCTCCAGTAACTATTCCCTCAGCTGCCTGCCTCTGTGAAATAGCCCCGGCTAATTTGCCTACAAGATACTGTGTCTTGACCTGTATGTATTCTGGAGCATTTCTCAATTGTTCCTTCTGCTCTTCTCTCTCCATAGCTATTGGGTCTACATTAGACATCTGCCTTCTTGCCCATGGTATAGTAATAATTTTTGTTTGCACCAACCTCTCCAAATCATCATGCCTGCGGTACTCATCTTCTTCTGAGATAGGGGCAAATTCAACCTGGAAGCTGAATGGCTCTTTCAGCAGCTCCTTCTTAATAACAACATCAAACTCATCAGATGGTGTTTTAGTCCAGATTTCAAAATCTCCAGGTATAACATTTTTAACTAGCATAGCACACTTACTCAGGACATTAGCCCATCCATAAGCGAAGGCGGGTGTGCCATATTGGTAGATAGCGGCCCCGGCTGTTTCCATAAGTCGCATATGAGCTGCTGAGCGCACGCCCTCCGCAGGCAGTCCTCTTACTGAGCTGGGAGCTGCATGCTCTGAGATAAGGTCATGAGTAAGAGCCAAATGAGCATAAGCTTCACGTGAAGCTAATTTTGTTTCCCAATCATGGAATTGAACATCCTTATTCCCTATAGGCCAATACTTGCCATATTCCTGTCTAACTTCAGGCAAACCTTCAGCATCAATCCCTGTAATATATCCACCTTTCATAGTCTCCCGCTTCATAAGTATATCGCACATAGAATAGTTGGTTGATTCAGAGATTAGAAGGTCAAAAATATATCTTAAAAGCCCAACATATCTTTTTTCAGGAAGAGCATCTTTTGATAAGTTACCTAAACCTGATTCAATCAGTGTATAAGGGATAAAACCATAACCATGTTTACCAACACCACCTTTTACTTTCAAAATCGGTTCACCATCAACCAAATCACAACGATAATCCTTATCCCAGTATGAAATATACTCAACTTCAGCGTCTTCTATATGTTTACCTTTTGGGTTATCCCAATGAGGCCAAAGTCGCTTAGCATCAAAGAGAAGTTTTTTATGACGCTCAAAAATATAAAGGTTACCACCATAATGTGGGTCTGGCATTATATTAGCCGGGTTGATGGCTTGGATAATTATAGGAATGGAGCGATGAGTTTCAAACCGCCATTCATCCAACCTTTCGGCATAATCCTTTTCTGGTTCACCTTCTTTTTGTAAAGGTTTATCAGGCCATCTGTCAACATCCCAGATTGTCTTCAAAACACCTAGGCCATGAATCCAGAAATGTTTGGAACTCACATGCCCTGGAGCTATTTGTGACTCAACATTCGTCTGATGAATTATGCCCAATCCAAGCTTCCTGAGCATTTCAGCAGCTTCTATTGCCCGCTCACTTGTTCCTTTTTTATTAGCAAAAACTCTAGCATTGTGTATATCAGTATGGTTTATAGCAACATCTACCACATCTCTAGCTGTAGGTAAAACTATTCTATCGTCAGCGAATTCATTAGGGATATTCAACCGCTCTTTGAAATCACATTCATAGAATTTCTCATCTTCCTCAAATTTATCCCATAAGCCACTATAAATTCGCTCACATTTCTGTGCCTGCTCCAAAATGTCTTCAACTGTAGGTCTTCCCGTTCTTATTTTACCTCCATCGTTTACTACCACTCCTATTGCCACTGAAAGTAAGCGTTTCAAGTGGTTTTATACTAAGCGGCTTCACCCGCACTTCATCCTTCTTTACTAAACCAATTCCAACTGCCATTGGGTAATCATCGTGGCATCCAGGTCTGGCTTCTATCTTACCATCCCTGGTCCTTATTATATCATAGAACTGCCTCAAGCCATCAATATTATAAATCACAAGCTGGTGATTATTAAAGGCCGGGATAAGCTCCCCAAATAAATCAAGCTTACTTCCTTTAAGTCCGACTTTAGTCTGATAGATGTTAGTATTAAATCCAACCTTTGTTTTCTTCTCATCCTGGTAGCCTAAATTCTTGTAGTTCAACTGCTGGACTTTCAGAATTGTTACTGAACCCCAGTCATTAGATTCTATAAACCATAATGGATTCTTATAAATTTCCAGCATCCTGACACTGTGCATAGCAAGTTCTTCCGGGGATACCAAATTATTCATTATATCGGCTATAATTGCACCAGTCCTGACATTCATAATAATGGTAACACTAAAGTCCCTACCAATACCATGAGATGTATCCGTGCCAGCTATAAAATACTCCCCGATATGATAGTCCTGGTAGATATGAACAATTTTAGAGTCTATTCCATCCCGCTCAACTTTAAGAGGATGCCTGCAGTCCTCTATCATCTCAGTTATAACCTTGGTATCAAAGGCAGTTATTGATTCAGGAAGGCTGCGAGCCTCATCTAAATTTCTGGGATAATTCCGGTGCATGTAAAGGTCAGGGGTTAAAGTTGCCAACTCTCTGGTAGGAATATTCTTCCTAGTATTTTCATACCAACCTTGAGATCTACCAGGTCGCACATCATAAGGAAAAAATAACCAGCTAAAGTCATTCTTACCTTCATGCGCATCATTAAAGATTGCTTGAGCTAGAGTATCAGTCTTTAATGCAGTGTTGGAAGTAAAAACCCCAATAAATTGCCCCCCAGCATCTCTCGTTGGTTTAGAAGCTAGATAATTCTGGTCAGCATAAGGATGCTCATCCCATTCATCACAAATTACAATTGAGCTGGTAAACGATATACCAGCAGTCTGTGTGGCTGCAAACGCCTTAATAGAGCTTAGAACAGCAGGAAAACCTATCTCAGTAGCACTATCAGGGTTAATTTTGAACCGCAGGAAACTAGGAAGTTGATTATACACTCTGCGGCATTTAGCTAAAAGCTCTATCGCCTCTAACTCACCTTTAGACGAAAGTAATATGTTAGCCCCTGAATGAGATAAAGCAAACCATAAAGAATAAATTGCCAGCAGCCAGGATATTCCTACCTGCCGAGGTTTCCAAATTACAATAAGAGCCCGGCTTAATAAAACCCCTATCACTTGCTTTAAGTGTTCCCATAACTCAAACTTTATTATGCCGCCAGGATTATTTAATGTCGGTGTCTCTACTATCTTAACATAATTCAGGAAATACCAGAAATTAGCCAAACACCGCATCATCTCTATCGCCCTAACTTTGCGGTCTTGTTCACTACATTCCTCTTCAGGTTTGTAAGCTATCACGAGCCGCTCTTCTAATGTTTTGATACTCCCCTTATTCACCTGGTTCACCTCACTCCTTGAATGTTTGATAGCCATTAGCTTTGTTTTCTCTTTTTTATATCTAAAGTCTCAATTTAACTTAAAAATTCTCTGGAGCCTAAGATATAATTTCTACCCATTCTTCTTAACCCATCCCACTTCTCTTAGCTTAGCCTGCCAGCTATAGAGCTAACCGTCACACAACATCCACCTTTTTATCTAATCAGTCCTACTTTTCCTATCTGTATGCCGCAATACCCATCCCTATTTAATGTTATGTTAACTCCCCTATCTGCCAAGGGTCGTACAATAACCGTTGTACGACGCTTACCAGCAAGAAGAGCTTGTCTGCGCCTAGCTGTTACTTTGCCCTTATTTACACCATACCAATGTTTTTTGAACCAATACCTTTTATCCATTATTTGCCTTTATTATACTCTACTTTAATGCAAACTGTGAAGGTTTCCGTTTTATCCCGCTTGCTCAGTATTAAGTTAGTCATTTCCTACCTTTTATCCTACCAAACTATACTACCAATACTTCATACCAAAAAATACCACA